TCTGGTCGTCCAGATCAGCAAGTTGTAACCACTGGTGGAAGCGAACTTAGAGAATATCAATTCTCTGTTGATAATTTACCACCATTTACTGGATATCAAATTAAGATTGTATTCAGTGGTACAAATGAGGCCTTTACTCCCAGACTAAATGACCTTAGAACTTTAGCACTTGCATAATATGAATTTGAAAAAAGTTGACCAAGATTCTGATTATTCGAGAGACATGAAAACTGGTGCCATCATCAATACAAATGAGATGGCATACCAGAATTATATAAAGTCTAAGAAGGTTAGGGATCAAAAAAGAAGAGAAATAGAAGATCTTAAAGATGAAATCTCTGAAATCAAAGATCTACTAAAGACTCTTATTGATAATAATAAATAAGAATATATCTCTAATTTATGAAAAATGGCAGTATATGTCCACAATATTACAATTAATCAAGGTGCAGACTTTTCACTGTCATTCACTGTTGAGGGGTCACAAACAAATTCCCCCCAAGATTTAACTGGATATTCGGCTTCTGCCCAACTGAAAAAAACTTATACTAGTTCTACGTCCACATCATTTGCATCGACAATTACAGTTCCAAGTGATGGAACAATATCTCTTACATTAGATTCATCGGTAACTTCTGGTCTTAAAGAGGGAAGGTATGTTTATGATGTACTAATTACAAATCCATCCGAAACAACCAGAGTTGTTGAAGGAACCGCACTAGTAAGAGCAGGAGTTACAACAACATGAGCCAGTTTACTGTAAGAGTTGGTCAAACAAACAGCACGAAAGTATTAGCATCTGATGTTATTGGCAGACTAAATAATTTACAGGATGTTGATGCACAAGGACTTTCTAATGGGTCCGTTTTAGTATATGATAGCAATAGAAGTATTTGGGTTGCAACAAATACTTTGACTGAGGGTTCTGAATATACCTTAGAGATTGATGGAGGAACATATTAATGGCCACTCCTAGCACTAGACAAGAACTGGTGGACTATTGTCTGAGAAGACTTGGAGCACCCGTATTAGAAATTAACGTTGATGATGATCAAATTGATGATTTGGTTGACGATGCTATTCAATATTTTCAGGAGCGTCATTATGATGGTTCCGAAAGAATGTATTTGAAATATCAAATTACTCAAGATGATATTGATCGTGGAAGAGGCCCAAGTGCCAACGGTGTGAGTGGAATTACTACCACTACAGTATCAGAATCTGTCGGGAATACAACCGAATTTAAATTTGAAGAGAACAATAATTATATAAAAGTACCTGATCAAGTCTTAGGTATTAATAAAATTTTTAAATTTGATACAAATTCCATTTCTGGTGGAATGTTTAGTATTAAGTATCAATTATTTTTGAATGATCTTTACTTTTTCAGTAGCGTTGATTTATTACACTACTCAATGGTAAAGACTTATCTTGAAGATATTGATTTTCTTCTCACTACGGATAAGCAAATTAGATATTCAAAAAGACAAGGAAGATTATATTTAGATATTGATTGGACAGCACAAACTGCTGGAGATTATATTGTTATCGACTGTGAAAGGGCCTTAAATCCATCAGATTTCCCCAAAATATATAATGATAGTTGGTTGAAAAAATATCTAACTGCAATGATTAAAAAGCAGTGGGGTATGAATATGATTAAATTTAGTGGAACAAAACTTCCTGGTGGTGTAGAGCTAAATGGAAGGCAATATTATGATGATGCAGTAAATGAACTTGCAGACATTGAATCTAAGATGCAATCAACATACGAATTACCACCTCTCGATATGATCGGATAATGGCACTCAATCCCTTTTTTCTACAAGGATCCGCTAACGAGCAGTTTTTAATGCAGGATCTTGTAAATGAACAACTTAAAATATATGGGATTGATGTTTATTATATCCCAAGAAAAATATTAGGTTCTGAAATTATATCAAGAGAGGTTACTTTATCTAAACTTGATGACAATTTTATTATCGAAGCTTATCTTGATAACTATGAGGGGTATGGTGCAAACACTGAAATTTTATCGAAGTTTGGTGTTCAATTGAAGAGTGAAATTTCTCTAACAATTTCCGAAGAAAGATTTCAACTTTTCATTGAACCATTTCTAAAAGATCTTAAAGCTTCAGAACCTGGAGAAATTTTAATAACAAATCGTCCAAGAGAAGGTGATGTAATTTATTTTCCTCTTGGGGAAAGATTATATGAAATCAAGAGTGTAGAGCACGAAAAACCTTTTTTCCAACTAGGTAAAAACTATATCTATCAATTATCATGCGAACTTCTAGAACTTGAAGATGAAATCATTGAAACTAATGTTGATGAGATTGATGGTCTAATGGAAGATTATGGATATGTAACTCAACTACTATTAGAAAATTCTGGTACTAACGCTACAGCGATAGCAAATATTGCACTTACTGGATCAGTAAGAAAAATTGAAGTTACAAATGATGGATACAGTTACGAATCCACTCCAACTGTTGCAATCTCTACAGCTCCAGTTGGTGGAACAGATGCAAAGGCAATTGCAGTCGTAAGTAATAAAGCTATTAGTGAAATATTGATTACAAATGCTGGTGCTGGATATACAGTAACACCGACAGTAACATTTACTGGTGGTGGTGGGTCTGGTGCAGCAGCAACAGCAGTCCTTGGTAATGGATCCGTACAATTTATCAGCGTTGCAACTACTGGTGCTGGATATGTAACTGCACCAGTAGTTACTATTGGTGGCCCAGGATCAGGAGTTACCGCAACAGCAAAATCTGTAGTTGGTGCTGGTGGAAGTATTTCTGAAATTCGTCTAACCGATGGTGGATTTGGATATGTATCAACTCCTGTTGTTGCAATTTCTTCTGCACCAAGTTCTGGAATTGGAACATATGTAAGAAATGAAATCGTTACAGGAAGTCTGTCTGGAGCAAAGGCTAGAGTCAAGAAATATGATCAAGATGCTCAAACTCTTGAAGTCTACATAAATAGTGGTAACTTTACGTCTGGCGAAATTATTACTGGCGAAACATCAAACGCACAGTTTACATTATCTTCATTTGATTCCGATCCTGGAAATAAGATTGAATTCTCTCAAAATGAAGAACTTGAAGAATTGGCTGACGATATACTAGACTTTACAGAATCTAATCCATTTGGTACATACTGATGTTAGGAACTTATTACTATCACGAAATACTTAGAAAAACCATCATTGCTTTTGGTACAATTTTTAATGATATTCACATCAGACATACAAGTGATGATGCTTCTACTGTAAGTGATATAAAAGTTCCTCTCGCATATGCACCCCAGCAAAAATTTCTTGCACGATTGGAGCAGCAAGCAAAACTAGATAAACCAATCGCAATAACTTTACCAAGAATGTCATTTGAGATGACAGGTATTAATTATGATCCATCAAGAAAATCAAATATCACAAAAACATTTAAAGCCGTTGATGGTGAGAATCTAAAGAAAGTTTTTCTTCCAGTTCCATATAATGTAGATTTTCAACTATCAATTTATGCCAAATTAAATGAAGATGCTCTACAAATAGTGGAGCAAATTTTACCATATTTCCAACCAACATTCAAAGTTACTGTAGATCTTATCAGTTCTATTGGTGAAAAAAGAGATATTCCAATTGCACTCAACAATATCACAATGCAGGATGAATATGAGGGAAATTTTGAGTCAAGAAGAGCTATAATTTATACCTTAAGTTTCACAGCAAACACATATCTATTTGGACCAATCGCAGAATCTTCCGATGGTCTCATTCGTAAGGTACAGGTTGATTACTATAATAGTGTTGATGTACAAAATGCCAAGAGAGAAGTTAGATATACCGCAGTACCAGATCCAATAGACGCTGAACCTGGGGATGATTTTGGGTTTAGTGAAACTTTGGAATTCTTTAATGACAGCAAAAAGTACAGCCCATCTCAGGACAAAGACATCTAATGTGAACTACCATGAAAAAATCATTTGACAAAATTAGTGAATCACTCAACACAGAAACAGATATTGTTGATATAACACCAACAAAATCAGAAGTTGTAAAAACAAACAATGATCATTTGGTGGATCAGATTAAAAAAGATTATGAATATACAAGGGGAAATTTATATTCATTAATAGAAAAGGGTCAAGAGAGTCTTGATGGAATCATGGAATTGGCTCAAGAGTCTGATTCTCCCAGAGCATATGAAGTTGCTGGGCAAATAATGAAGAGTGTTGCCGACACTACTGATAAACTTATTGATTTGCAGAAAAAGATGAAGGAACTAAATAAAGAAGATGACGGTGGTCCCAAGTCTGTCACTAATAATGCACTTTTTGTTGGATCAACTGCCGAATTAGCAAAGTTCCTAAAGCAACAACAATGAACGAAGAAGGACTACGTGATTGGTTTGGTAAATCCAAATCAAAAGATGGTAAAAAAGGTTGGGTGAACGTAGTCACTGGTGGAACATGTGCAAGTGATGAACCTGGTGAGGGAACTCCCAAGTGTGTTTCTTCTGCTAAGAGAGCATCAATGACACCTGCAGAAAGAAAATCTGCACAAAGAAGAAAGAAAGCAGCAGATCCTGGCCAACAACAAAAGTCTGGTGCTGCTAAACCAACATATGTTTCTACAGATCCCCAAAAGAAGATGAAAGAAGAAAAACTATTGACTTTTTCTGAGGTTAGAAATGCTTATGCTGTTGGTATGGCACAGGCGATGAAGTCTACTGGTGATAAACCACCTCTTAAAAAGAGCACTATAACCAAAGCTCATGAGATTGCAAAGGCAATCAAAAAAGAGGAAAAAGATCATGAAGTTTCTATGGCGCATAAGCAACTTGATAAGACTATAAAAAATGCTAAGAAACTCAAAAAAGATTTGGGATCGAAGGAAAAAAATATTCCAGCATGGGTTCAAGCAAAAATTACTCATGCTGATCATAATGTAGATGCAGCATCTGGATATATGGATGAAAGTGGTATGCCAACTGTCAAACCATATAAAAAGACAGTTCCAATGCCAACTGTAAGGTCACGCAAAAATCCAGCTCCAATGCCAACTGTAAAACCAAAAGATATTGGAGAAGCAAAGGATAAGAAAGGGAAGGGTAGTGGTAAAAAAGACGCTTGTTATCACAAAGTCAAATCACGTTATGATGTCTGGCCTTCCGCATATGCATCTGGTGCTTTAGTTAAGTGTCGTAAAGTTGGTGCTGCTAATTGGGGAGAGGAACTTGAGATGCAAGAAAAATGTTGGGATGGATATACAGAAAAAGGAATGAAGAAAAAGGGCAATAGAATGGTTCCTAATTGTGTTCCTGTTAAAGAAAACTGTGGTTGTGAAGAACCAAAGATGATGAGATATTGTCCCAAGTGTGGAAAAAATGAGACTAGAGATGAGTGTTCTTATGGTCCTAGAACCTGGGACATGTATTCTATGCCTGTTAGATTAACTCCAAATCAAAAGAAGTTTGATATTGCAACTGTTGCTCCAGCTAATGAAGAGCATGTGACTGAGAAGTATGAAAGAATTCAAAGACAAGGAAAAACCTATACTGTATTTTTTACATTCAGAGGACAATATAAGTCTTTACAATTCTTCTTCCCAACTGCAAAAAGGCCCTCAAGAGAGGACGTTCTAATTCAACTCAGAAAAGTATATCCCGATGCAATTCTTGTTAACTATTTTGAAAGAGATCGTGTTGAGAATGAACCCCTAGTTCAGGTTGAGGGTGCCAAATCTTTTGGAAAATTTATGGCAGAGGCCTCTCCCCTTGGATATAATCAAGGAAATAAAGACGATATTAATAGAGGTACAGCAGGTTCAACAGAAGTAGACGCAACACGTAAACTACTTGATGCTATCAGAACTGGCGGCCGGCGCACTCAAGCAAAGAAAAAAGCAACCACACAATTGGCTGGTTATGAAACTGAAGGTGAGATGGTTGAGGGTGCTGCCTGGACTAAAAAGTCTGGTAAGAATCCAGAAGGTGGCCTAAATGAAAAGGGACGTAAGTCCTACGAAAGAGAAAATCCTGGATCTGATCTTAAAGCACCTTCCAAGAAGGTTGGTAATAAGAGAAGAGCATCATTCTGTGCAAGAATGAAAGGTATGAAGAGCAAACTTACCTCTGCCAAAACTGCTAACGATCCCGATAGCAGAATCAATAAGTCCCTTAGAGCCTGGAACTGCTGATGAAATCCTTTCAACAATTTCTATCCGAAAGCGTCAATATCTCTGGCGACTTTAATGGAAATCTATACATGAACTCTGAGCCACAACCTCAAAGGGTTGGTGAGAGTTATGTTGCCGATATCATGTGGAATGGTTCACTACATAGATTAGAGTTTACAGCAGAATCTTTACCATCAAATAAAGGTTTAGCTGAGCAACTTCAAGGTGAATATCCTGGAGCGATTGTACAAAACATTTATCCAGTACAAACTGGTAATGTGAATATCACATCGTCTAAAAGATATCATCCTGGAAAATTAGACTGGATTTGAAATTATGGCTCAGTGGAATAAGACTACACAAGACTTCTTGAATCAAGAGAGAAGTCTTTTTGAGGTTTACAACATTGCAGATCACTGGGGAAACCAGACAGACTGGAGACCTCAGTTTTCTGACAATAACAGATTAAAGGTTGCTCCTTTCCAAACAGTTTTCTTCAATACTTTCCAG